AGCAGTACCATAACCAGTAGCACTTAAATATTCTGTTATTACTCTTTCTTGACCAGTGACAGTTTTAATATCAATGGTTTTAGTTTCCTCAACTTGACCTAAAGTTGTGAATAAGCCTTTAAGGTCTTTACCACCATCTGCAACATATCTTGCTGCAATTTGTAATTCTTGTGGTAGGCTATTAAAGAATTGCTTAGGTGTTTCACTTCTTACTTGTCTAGCTCTTTCTTCTAAATTAGCTTCAATTAACTCCTCCCAATCTTTTGCAGAATACTCATCAAGTTCTTTATCATCATCAAAAGGAACTATTTTATCTTCTTTAATCAACTTACCAAATACATCTGATATACCGTTAATACTCTTTCTGCCTCTTTTTTCCTTTGTTTCTACTACTTCTTCAGTTTCTTCTTGTCCAAGTTCACCAAAGATTTCTTCAACACTTTCTTTTGAAGTTTCTTTATTTTCTTTAACTACCTCTTCAGTTTCAGTAGTTTCATCTTTAACCTCTTCTGTAGCATTTTCTTCTTTTTCTTCTGATTTTGCTAAAACATCTGTTGCGTCATCTTTATCAGGATCAGCAAAAGACATGTCAGCTTTTTCAGTTAAACCTGAGAAGATATTTTTAGGTTGAGATTTATCATCTTGAATCATATCAGCACCACTTGGAGCAGCGTTGAATATCTCATCTAAATTAACTTCTACATTTTGTGCTACGTTACTTTTCACAGGTTGTGTTTCTGTTGTTGTACTCATAATATTTGTTGGTTTTAATATTAATAACTTCTTACATATATAATATAAGAAATGTTTCTTATATAATTGTCAAGTTAAACTTAAAATATTTTAAAGAATGTGAAAGTTTTTTGCAGTATATAGCTAACGCTACTTTTTATCTTTCTTTTCTTTGACATCATACTTGTTTTTATTCTCTCTTGCAATTTGTAATTTAGTATCAGCTATTTGTTTTGAAGCAGCAATCTTTTCTCTTTCAACACTAAGTCTATTATTTTCCTGAGCTGATTTAACAGCACTTTCTTGACGCTTAAAGTTCATTTGCTCTCTATATTGAGTTGTTTCTTTAATGTCTTTCATTACATCCTGATAATCAGATTGTTGATTCTGATTTAAATCAACCATTGATCCATAACCAGCTGATCTTATCTCAGCTAATAGTACATCATTCTTTCTGTCTTTATCATTTTCAGAAATTTCAACTTGAAGTTTTTGTTGTTCTTCTTGTTGTTTAGCTTTGAGTTGTTGCTCTTGCATTTGACGTTGCTGTTGCATTTCTTCTTGTCTCTGCTTCTGAATTCTAGTTTCAGAATCTTTAAGTATGTCTGATACTTCTGCAATAGAATCTGCTTTAACAATATTACCTAACTCATATATACTAGCTCCTGTAGTATTATTTGTTAATGCCATTTGTTTTAGATTTTCTAATATGGCTCTATGATTAGTTTTAGTTGTTGCAAATACGTTAAAGTCTCTAAGTAATAAATCTGTTCCATTTATTTGGAAATTTACTTTCTCAGCTTCTGTAGAAATATATTGTAGTCTAATACTAGGATTAGTACTATAATAATATTGTGCTAAGTCAGTTCTCATTTGATGTATACGTGGCATCAAATGATCAGAGTGTTGTACAAAGTACATCTCTGTTTGTGCATATGATTGTTGCATAGCTTGTACTACCCCTGTAGCGGTTTGAGCTGATACAGCTCCTCCTAGACGCTGTGGGTTAATACCTATTGCATCAAAACATTGTTGTTTAAAATAATTAGCAAGTTGAATTCTAGACATTAATCTATTAGTCTGCTCCATGTTTAGAGTTTGATAATGATTAAAGTTAGTAGCATTCTCAGTATTAGTAATAGATGTATCAAGAGGCAGCATTTGAAAATCCTTCATTGCTACATATGCCTTTGCATAATTGTTCTTACCCCAGTCTTCTCCCATTGAATGACGTGGCAAAGCATTTTGATCAAACATTATTACAGTTCCTAATTCATCTATTAGAATGTCTGCAATCTGGTTATTAACCATATTGTATCCAACTTGATATGCTTTCATTAAATCAACTAATGATGTTGATCTAGTATTTCTGTCTGAAAAAACTCTACCTTCAACTGGTAATTTACATCCATATAAAGATGTATCTCCTTTAAATTGAAATGGTAATCTACCCGGTTTAGTTCTGTTAATTCCTAAATATATAGGATTAACATTATCTCCCATTGATGATTGCCACATAGCAGGTAAGTTTGGTCCAATCTTTACACCACCCCATACTTCATTTATCCAAATCCAATCAATATGTTCACCTTCTAGTAAATTATCTTTTGTCTTCTGTTTAAATATAGAAGTATCATATATGGCCTTTTTTGTTTTCTTAAAAGTCTCATCTATGATCTCTTGTGTTACTTCTCCGTCATCTTCTATTTTAGTTAAATGACCTACTCTACGTTGTGTTTTCCAATATATTGTTGCAACTCTCATTAAGTTACCTTCACCCCACATTGAAACATCTTCATTTTCATCTAATATTTGACTGAGTATATCTCCTCCTCTTGCAGGGTCATTGTGAAAATTACTAGTGTACTGTCTATAAGCTAGACCTGGCGCATTAGTATTCCATTCATGTGATCTTGTTGCATCATAATATGCACCATCATTTTGATAGCCATTAACTTGATATTGAGCAGATTTGGCTGGATATATCTTTTGTAAAGATTTTAATTGTTTTTCATCCATTAAGTAACCATACCTATCAACTACATCTGATACAGTCATTAAATCTACTTTACCAGCATAATTAGAATCAGCAATATATCTTTGATCTGGAGATTTTTGATAGAAAGTTAATACTGGATTCCATAGCTCTACATCATAGTCATCCTCTAACATTCTAAAATGCCAGAATTCTCTATCTGCAATAAGCATATCACGGAAACCTCTTTCTTCAAGTTCTTGCATTTTGAATCTTTCTTCATCTACTGCAAGTTGGTGTGATGCCCACTCTTCTACCATACTCCTGTAAGACTTACTAAAAAAGTCTTCTATTTCTGGTAATGTTTTTAAACCTTCTGGAGATAACTGCTTTTGAGCTTCTTCAGAACTTGGGTCCATACCCATCTCAACCATCTTACCAACTAAGTTTGCTTCTGCTTCTGCTAATAAAGCTTCTTCTATTTGAACCTTTTTAGCGTCAAGCATTTCATTATAAGATGCATCATCAACAGCTCTAAACTGTACTTTAGAATATCTTTTAGCAAACTCCCCGGTAAGAACATTTATTACATTGGGTACAATAGGATAAAATTTTAACTCTAATGCTGAATCATTCTCAGCAGTTAAAGTATCCATAAGATCTTTATATTCATTATCTGGCTCAACAATATAATCTGTTTTATCAATTATACCTTTAGCTAACTTATAATTTTTAAGAAGTCTTCTAGAATTTTGACGTAGAAATTCAATACCTTGAAGCTCTAACCAATCTAAATTCCATGCTGACCAATTATCATCTTTTTGCTTATAAGGTAAAAACTGAACCGGTTGTGTTAAGCTAGAAAATGTAGGCCCGCTTTCAGCTTTTGCCCCATTCTTCATTTGCATTGCATTTAATACTCTCATACCTGTTTAGTCTATTTTATATTCTTGAATCCGGATCTTCTTATTTTAGAACCACCAAATGTCTTGTTACGTCCAATATTTCTAAAAGGACCATTATACTTTAATTTACTCATTTTTTCTGAATTATCCAAAGAATTACCTTCAGATTCACGTCTCTTAGTATAACCTCTATTTGACTGCTGAATTTTAACAAATGCAATTAATGCACCAAATGTTACAAGTCTATCTACGTTTAATCCAGGGTAATATGCAAGCATTTCTTTTAATAACATTGGATCAGGAATTCTTTCTATACCTAATGTTTGATTCATGACATTACCATTTTCATCTAATTCTTCATCTATTACTTCTCTTAAAAATTCAATAGCATATGATATTAAATGACTTTTAAATAATGTACCTGTATTTTTCCAACCATATTCTTGATATACAGTTCTATTAGATCCTAAGTCTTTTAAGAAAAGTATTTGCTGCTTAGGTACAAGATATCTTTGTTTTTTTCTAGCAATCATGTGTTGAATAAATAATGATATATTATTTTCAACAATAGTCCATGCATTATACCACTCAATGATCATTTCTAATCTTTCGTGTGTTTTATTTATATCATCAAAACGCCCACACCATGCAGCAACAATTTTATCTTTTTCAATAAATTGTTCTACTTCACCTGACGCAGTTGTTCTTATAACTTCTACTGCATTTTTGTATATGTATATACTACATAATGAATCAGATGTTGTTGTTTTTCCTTCTGACACAGGGTCAATTGATCCATAATACTGGCCAAACTCAGGACTTTTTACTGGTCTTTCCCAAACAACTATTGATCCTGTTTTATCAATTTCTTTTTTATTTACAGGAAAAGAACTTATAGGTAGCTTTCTAGTACGCTTTGCTACTATACCTGTTTTATCTCTATCTAATTCAATTAACTCATAGGGGTATGTTTTCTCCTCTATACTTTTTAATTGCTTACTTAAGATACCTTGTGGAAAGATAGACTCTTTTCTATATGCAAATGCTTCAGCTATATTAAGTGGTTTTTGAGATATTCTTAATTGATACTGTTCTCCACTTAATTCATTCTTCCATCTGCTTCTTTCAATTATTATAGCCTCTATTGCTTCTTGAACTTGTGAGTTACCGTAATCATCAATATAAGGCGGCATAGACCATTGTTCTGGGATAAATAATCCTGCCATACCAATTGCTCCCTCAGCATCCATTAGATTTGTTTCTACAGCATATATATCATTAGCACTTGGATTAAGTATCATTTCTTTTAATGGACCACATTGTTCTAAATCACCCACTGATCCAGCAGCTATAAACATACCTGTAGTCATCATACCGGATGACATTGCAGGACGCAAATACTCATATGTCTGCATCATGTTTTTAGCAATTCCTGCCTCCTCATGAAAGAAATATGTACATGGACCCCCTACCCCTGTAGTAGCATTCTTTTCAAATGAAGCACCTTGTATCTTTGATTTGAGACCTCTTGATGTTTTTCTATTGTTTACTTTGACCTCAATTTGCTGTTGCCATAGTAAAACCTTTTCAGGATTACTTGGTCTATACCATGCGGTATGTTCATTAAGAAATGTTTTATATTCTTCTAAAAACTTCCATGAACCTTTATCATTAATATAATCTTTTAATGATGCTCCTACTTTACAAATTGAACCTTCTTCAAACCAATATTGATTTATAATCTTACCCATATGAAAATATGAGGATGCTATCTGACGTTTTTTAAGTATTGCAGAATGCTGATTATTTAACTCAGCTAATAGCTCATATAAAGCCATGTGATACTGTGCATCTCTTACCTTAGCAAAACCATAATGCTTTTCTTCTTTATCAAATATTGGTAAGAAGTTTAACCACATGTAATAATCTCTAGTTAAATACCATTCATTATCACCATCTTTATATATAACTCCTACTCTACATTTATTTTTTTGATCTTCCCAATAAGCAGTAAAATCTTTTGATCTAAATGGCTTATTACAATAAAACCCTTGCTCATTAAATACCCTTGCCTCTTTATTAAATTCAAAAGCTATTTTAGTAAAATTATATTTACCAGGTTCTTTAAAAATACTATATAGATATTCTGCAAAGTCTTCATCACTTTCAAATGATGTTACATCCCACTTTCCATTTTCATATGTAGGTATGATTCTACTCATATCTTATGATAGCATATACATCACCTACTTGTAATAACAAATGATCTTCTCCTTGGTGTTTCATTGGTGTAGGCATTGCATGTTCTGCATATTGAACAACATCACCTATTTGTATTTCAGTAACCTCATCACCTCTACCTACCACTTTACCTTGAAATGTTTGCTTAAGTGCTATCTCAGGTAGATATAACCCTGACTTAGTTTTTGTTTCTGGTTTTATCTCTTTTATTAAGAGTTTCATCCCTACTGGTACTACTACTTGATTTTTCATTTTTTTTATTTGTTGATTTATAATTAAATTCCGGTTCATCCCAATAGCAAAATAACCATTGTGTTTTGTTTTTACTCATCTACATTTGATCATAAGCAAGTCCTGCACCTCCACGTACTGAGCTTTCTTGTTCTTGTCTCATATCTGTAAATGCACCTTTATATGACTGTCTTATATTTTCAAACTTAGCAGCTGCATTTACCATAGCATTGATATTTCCGTCTCTACCGTGTTCTATTGCCGTAACTTCCATATACTTAGCCAATCTATCTAACATAGATTTTATACCTACATATGCTCTATATGTTGGAGTTTCATATAATTTCTTACACATATCTAAAGCATATCTTATTTTACTGTCTTCAGGAGATTCTTCAAGTTGTATTTCTTCTATAATTATATCCTCTTTTTCATGTTCAGGTAAATTAAAAAAAGGATTTAGATCAGGATTAGGACATGACATATAAAATAAATATTGGTATACTGCCATATGTGTATCAGGATATTCTTCCATTATACCTTTTAAAAATGGTAGTGCATAACAGTGTTCTGTTAATACAACTTTACTATTTTGAATATCAAATAATCTTATCACCATTATTTATTTATTTTTTGAAATGTTAATACATCTTTTTTTAATTCTTCATATCCAATAACTAAAATGATTGGTTTAGTTTGACCAAATAGCAATACTTCTGCATGTGTATTCTGAAACTTATCTGTAGCTACATGAAAGTATTCTTTAAACCACACTACTTTACCTAGATCAATACATATTTTTGTTTGCTCAAATCTAAAATCAGTAGGTACTTTAGATTTTCTTGATTGTATTTCTACTGCTGCTGTATATTCTTTCATAGTTTGTTGTCTTTTAACCACATTATAATAGAATTAACTTCATCCTTTAGATATGGTAGTTCATAGATTTTAATATTTTCTAAAACTGGCTCTCCATTTACATGTTCATTAATAGGATAACCATTAGCATCTTCACCAACTTGTTTAAACTTTACATGTTGTATAGTTAGTTTGCCTATTTTTAATTTAGGGTTGTGCTTTTTAATAATATACGCATAAATACTGAGCTGTAAGTTATAATGATTTAAATTACAATCATCTAAATGATTAACAGGCTTATACATTTTATTAGTTATTCCTTCCCAATTAGTAAATCCTTTTTCTTTTATTTCTTTATTTGTCTTGTAATCATTGATATTTATGTAACCATTAACTACTTCAACTACATCTGCTTGACCACATAAACCAACTGATTTTAAATATACTAAATGTTCAGGATAAACTCCTTCATCAAGTTTTTGCTTTGGTGCAATTTTAATTCCTTGTTCATCAATAATAGGTTTAATGATAGGAACTTCCACACCATGTCTACCAATTGTTTTAAGATCTAGCATATCCGCTTCTCTTTGGTTATGATAAAAGTTACCAAGTTTAATTGCTCTTTCAGTTTCACCATCCCATGCAGCAATAATCTCTTTTGGTGTCATACCATACCACTTAGATCTTTTATTCTTAGATGATTTTTTGGCTTGACCATCTCTATCAAACTTAGGTTTAAACTTAGCAATGAATGATGTTACACTTAGCCAGTTTATTTTTTCTTCGTTAGTGCTTTCATACACATGACCTTCTTCTATAAATTTTAGTCCCATATCTATGATATTGTAGTATACCAGTATGAGTTAGTATTCTTTATCTCTAAAGAAGTTACAGTATCATTGTATACATAGTTAATTATTAGTTTCATTATCTTCTATTTGTTTTGTTATTAATTCTTCTTGTTCTTCTGATGTATATGAATCCCAATATCCTTTTGGACACTCAGAAGATAAAGATCTTACTTTAAAAGCTAAACTGCAACCACAACTTGCACAACAAGGCTGAGTACCAGGAGCCATACACTTATCACCTCCTGCATCAAATAAAGAACATTTGATACAAACCTGAAATCTATCAGTTGCTACTGCTTCAATGTGTTCTTTTTTAAAAATGCTATTCTTAATTCCTTCTGCAATTTTATCTGCATTTTTAAATACATCAAGATATTTACTCCACTTCCCTTTCATTTCTAAATTCTTTTTTCTTTAGTATGTCTTTTTCTAATTGATCCATAGCGGCATTCATTTGCTTTATGTTATTGTGAATTTCTTCACTTTGTGCAAAACCGTTATATGTTCTTTTAGTTATATTACCCAATAAACTTTTGTTTTTTAAAATAGCCTTTTCAAGTTTATTTTTTCTTAGGTAAAATGTACCTAATCCATCTATATTTATTCTAGGATAAGCTAAGGTTGAAAGTTTCTTTCTAACTTTTGCATAATAAAATGATATAAAATCATCTACAACTGATGGATGAACTCCAACCTCATCTGCAATACCCTTTCTCAAGTCTTTATGATTCTTCGGATTCACGGCCTAATATTTTATAGTCTAATAAAACTAGACCATTGGATTGAACATTAATATTAGGATTTAATTTAATTGTTTTTTTATTGTGTCCCGTTTTAATCAATAAACCCTTTTTTTCTGCCTTAGTAATAGCATTTCTAGCAGATTGTGCACTTTTAAATATGTTAGTTTCAACAGTATTAGTGCAAAATTTAGTTAATTCAACGCCTTTTTGTTTTGCTAATTCACTTAAAAAATCTAAGTCAGAATTACTTATACGTATATCATTAAAGAAACAATATGTGACTATCTGATACTTTATTGATACATTGATATCTACTTGGTGCTTAAGATCTACTTTATTTACTAGTGCCATTTTATAAACTCATTATCATATCAACAAAATCAGGATGAGGATAACAATCCATCTTTCCTTTTCTAACATTGGTATGTGTTAACAATCCTTTGACTTTACCGTAATATGCATCTTCTTGAAAATCAAATCCTTTTGTTGGACCAAACTTTTTTATGTATTGCTTTAATCCAAGTCTTATGTCTATCTCATCTCTTTCAGCAACATACTTAATCCACTTTTCAGTTTCTTTAATCTGTTCATCTGAGTAGTTATGCCAATGTAATTTACCTTTAAAATGCTCAGGTAACTCACATACTTGTTCTTTAATACATTTAGAACCTACATAAGTAGTAAGATCTTTACTATCTAAGTAGCCCATATTACATATTTCTAATCCTACAGAATGACGGTTCATATAACCAGATCCTGTTCTACCTAAATGCCAACCCTGACATCCTTCTGGAAATGCCTGAACCATAACACCATTAAATTCATCATCACCATTTCTATGATTAATACCACCTAAAACAAATTCAGTAGCAATTCTACCTCTTGAATCTCTTCCCCAGTGATCAATACATCTGTATGGGTTTGGGTTTCCTGCTGTATGATGTAAAAATATATAGTGATTTTTTATTGGGCCTTTAATATATTCTCCTTTAGGTAAATAATGTCTGTGGATTACTTGATCAAATCTTGTAGTAAAATACTGTGATGTTGAATCAGTATCCTCATCTATTGCCTCATCTATAGTATACTCCATGTTAAGTACTAATACCCACATGTCTGCATCAACTACTCCAGTCACCATTAGACCTTTGTCTAATTGAAATCTTTCTACAGCTTTTTCTGTTAAGGGTCCAAAGACCCCATCTGCGGTAAGTCCTAATGCTGTCTGTAGAGTTTTTACATCAGAACCTCTGCTACCTTTCTTAAGCTGTTTCACCTTGCATTGCTTTTACCATTGCTTCTTGAAATGCTTTACCTTCTTCTGTATTAGGATCTGGAGCACCTTCACCTTTTTGAGCAGCATACTGTTGAGCCATAAACATTTGAGCTTGCATACGCTCTGCTCTAGCTTTTTCAATAGCAGCTAAAAGTGTTTCATAATCTGCTTGAACTTCTAAATGAGGAATGTTGTCTTTGTAGAATTGAGTTATCTCTTCTCTACGTGCTGCCATTTCTTCTTTTGACATTTCTGGATTAGTATCCTGAAGATTTGGGTTGGTTTTTGAATTTGACATGTTACTGTTTTTAAAGTTAATAAAAACAAAAGTAACAAAAATAGTTTAAATAAAAAAAGTTTAGATAGTTATTTTAGAAACCGTATTACGTCTAAGTACGTCAATTAACATTTTGGCTTCCGAATATTGCCATATTTTGATTGTCATTGCAGGATCTTGAATATACCATCCTCCATCTTCTTCAGCTTCATCATTACCTCCAGTATGAAACAGCATGTCTCCAAATTCAATGCTAAAATAATAATATCCTTCTGGCCAATCATCATCTTCATGATGACCCATTTTAGTAAATCCTAGTTCTTTCAAATTTGCTGCTGTCATATCCTACCATTTAACTTTGTCTGCCCAGTAAGCAGCAGACATTTTGCCTTTCTTTATGTTTTTGCCATGCCTAGCCTTAAAACTTTTACGTTTAGCTTTCATTTTAGCTGACTCACCTGCTTTTGGTTTACCGGCAGTCTTTGCACCCTTTTGTCCAAAACGTATAGTCTTAATCTTGTCTCCTTCTTTGGCTACAACAATATGAGATTTCTTTGGGTGTCCTGGTGTACGTTTAGGCTTGTTATATCCTGATACACCAGCTTTAGCTAATCTACTATCTTTTTTCTTAACTGCCATTATCTTTTCTTTCCTTTATGCAAACCATGTTTTGCGTGTTGTTTACCTTTCTTGGTAGCAGCACGTTTCTTTGCATTAGCTGCAGCCAATTTCTTTTTACCTTTCTTAGTACTCTTAAGTTTAGATATAGTTCTAGAAGGTGCATATACCTCTCCGGTTTCGGAAGATTTCTTTCCGCTTGCCGTTCTCCATTTCTGCTTAGTCCATCTAGTTAGACTTTTTTGTTGTTTAGTCTTTGCCATTACTTACATCTTGATTCTTGTAGCCTAATAATTTCTTTTTCTAATTCTACAATCTTATCTTCCGATTCATTGATCATTTTTATTTTTTTTTCTAGCCTAGATTCTAGTACAATCATATCATCTGATAATTGTGCTATTTGGCTATATGCTATACCCATTGTGAATATAATACCTATGATCCAGATTATATTACCAATATTTAGCGTTAGGTCTTTCATCATTTCTTGGATTTGTATCCACCTCCGTTAGCTTTGTAACGTTTAGCAAGCATTTGAGCTTTACGTGCAGACCATTGACCCGGTGCACCACCTTTACTACCAGCCTTGATAGAATTAAATAATCTTTTACGCATTCCCGGTTTAGTGTAGTTACCACTACTATTTACGGTACTTTTCTTTTTAGTTGTTTTTCTTTTTAATGCCATAACTTTATGCTTTGTATGTTTCTGGATACGCCTTAAACATTATATCTCTTAATTTTGCACACTTTTCATAGTCTTCTTCTTCTACGAAGTACGCTATTATATTTTCTAATTCTTCAAGTTTTGGTCCGTTATCTGGATCATAAGCCATCACTAATTCTTTTCCTTCACTGAATTGACTTGATATAAGTTCGTCAAAAGTTATTTCTCCGGCCAGCAACATCCAAGCATTATTGTATGCAGTATCTAATATAATAGCATCCATTTGCATTTGTTGTATATCTGACAGTCCACCCCCTTCTGTCTTATCATTATCATCCCAGTCTGCCATATCATTTTATTTAGTGAGTAACTCTTCTATAAGAACAATATACTAAATTTAAAAATCCTATGAAAATTTTTCTAGCACAACATGCCCCCGCCTACTGTAAAATTGTCCCTACGCCCCACCAAAAAATTGTGTGTTTGGCACTTTCAAGAGGTATTACTGTACTGCTCCCCAACTAAGTTTTGCACCGGTGGTACCCCCTATCAACATTGGCTACTGCTGTGCAACTTGTGTAGAGATACAAAACAAGTGTACTAAAAAATAAAATGTACACATCTGTATCTCTCACAACGGAGTAGTGTAGTGCTACTGTGTCAACGTAAGTATCTACTGAATATCAGTACATCATTGATTTGTTTGTATTCATCAGTAACTATAGTACGTACACACACTCACTACATAAAGGCATTTTCCAATGCCTCTGCTCCCAAACTATATAACGCATAGGTAATTATGCTTAATAAACTTTCAGTAAATGTATTACCACATTTATAATCAAAAATTAAATATTAAACATTATGAATTTAGTAACAGTAAGAAAATCAGAAGACGGATTAACAGTAAGAACATCTAAAAACCCATTATACGGCTTTGTAGTAATGGAACAAAAAGGTGCATTTGCTGTATCAGCAACAGGCTGGGTGGATATAAAGACACCAACGTGTCTAATCCAAGGTACTATGGAAAACCTTAAAGCAATGGAAGAAACATTGAATAAAGGTTTAGTAGGTAAGATTGTGCATAAGGAAAGCTTAGAGCCTTTCAATCTAAAAAATCCTATGAATGATATTAAGTATGCAGGTAAAACAAAGATAGCTTGCTCTGTAAAAGGAAAGCCTATCTATAGAGTATCTACATTTAGTGCTGATATTAATGCTGTAGATGAATTGATTGCTCATGATAATGGTAAACAAATATCTGAAGCTAACTCAAAAGGTCAGGCTGTAGAGAGTTTAAGTGCTCTTAAAGCAGAACCTGTAACTGCGTAACTGTAACATTAGGCTGTAGGCGTGCATTTCCATGCACGTCTGCTCCCTAACTACAGCATGTTAGAACAAAATAGTTAACATTAACTAACAAAACTAAAAATGTTAGACTATAGTTACAAAACAGTTAGATAAACTTATTTATTGTGGTAATTTTATTTTATTTGTGTGTGTCACTCTGAATGTGAGGTCTTATACCCACTA